TATAGATTATCTTCCATAGCTTCCTCTGTAACTGAATATCCCATTGCGATAGTTTCGTGTGTGTAACGAGCCACAAAAGATTCTTGAGCAGTATCATAACTGATAGTTGATCCTTCATTCTTTACAGGTGCTGCACCGAAGCCAGATAGTTTTAGTTCTTCCTCAAATGATCTCTCGGAATTCTCTGAAACATAAATTTCTTCGTGCTCGTTTTCGTAATTACCATACTCTTCACCAAACAAGGCGTTAAGTCCAGGTAATAGTTGCTTGAGCTCATTAGCTCTTGATATAGCTGCCATTATTTACTCCTTAGCCTATGCCAGTTGTGTTGAGCAATTGATGCCCTACGTTAAACATTACAAGTACATCAGTAAACTCATCGCCAATTGCACTATCAGGACCATCGACAAAGTCGATAATCTTTAGTGGTAGTGTGGCGGTATTAGCTGCTGTACTCCCATCTACGCTGTTTTTACTGTTTCCAATAGTTGTAGTTCCTGCAGTTTGCACGATAGCACAATTCTTGCCCAAGTCATCTTGAGTAAGAGTTTCATCGCCTTGCATTTGCATGATTACAAAAGGATCAGTAGCAACATACGCAACAATATCATCTGCAGCTATTGAAGCTGGAAAATATTGATTTGGTGTGAATTGACCTGTAGTAGGATCAGTGTAAGCACAACCAAGGAAAACACCAATCGGTGTTAAAGACGTAGTACCAGTATCTTTTTGGATAGTAGTATTAGGGTTGTCATCAGCTAACTTTACAATATCGCCATAGAATATGTCTGTACCATATGCATTTTTGATTTTGTAATGTGTAACTTTTCCTTGATAAGGGCTTCCAACGATAGTACCAATAGGTCTGCTCCCATAGGGAGTTGCTGTGGTTGACATAATTGTCTCCTTATTAAATTAATAAAAAAAGATTCTAAGAATCTTTCCCAAAAGTTGTTCTCGATTTACGCTCAAACACTTGTTTGGTCGCCATTCGATTGTCTTGGTCTTTAAAATAAGTATTATCAACAGAATCTACTTGAGAAGCAGATAGTTCACTAAAGTGTTTATCTCTAGCTATCGCTCTCTCTTGTGCCATCTTACATAATAATTGTCCGCCTATTTCTATGTGACCTTTCTTTGCCCATTCTGAGTTGTGATCCTGCATTTGTATTTGAAGTTCTGGATGATCTTCAAGTCGGACTGGCTTCCACCCTTCCCTCATTCTTCTAGAAACATTTGGATTATCAGTCTGCCCTAATAGGGTAGTTCTAATCCATCTGAATACCCATCCGTCTTGCGGATCAGGCTCTGGAAGATTACCTGCTGCATCCCAGCTCATTGGTCTTTGATCGATTTCTCGACTATCTAAACTCCTTGGAGTACGCACTTGTTCTTCAGGAGAGTCAGTTTTAACTTCCTTATTAGATGTATCTTTATCTGACATATTAAATCTCCTTTAATAATTGGTTTGCATACTGCTCAGGACTTATACCAAGTTGTCGTGCTAATTTAACTTGTGTCTGAGTCAGACGTACTTGCGAGGGTTTCTTATTTCCGCTATCCCTCGTGGCGGATGCAACAACTGTTGAAGGTTGTCGTTTTGTTGTTCCAGCTTCACTGACTACTTCTGCAGTCTGATCTACTTGAACTCCAAAGAAATTTGGGTATTCATTACGCATATTTTTATCTACTTCTGCGTAATATTTTTGTGAATCTTCTTCAGGATTTATTCCCTGATTACGAAGTCTTTGATCAATGGTTAAAGCATATGAACTCATTTCTTGATGTTCAGGTACTGTACTCATAAACCAAGGATTTTTACTTGACCATGCTTTCATATCAGGATCAAGTTCTTGTTGTTGTGTTGCAGGTTGTTGCACAGGCATATTTTTAGTAACTTCTGCTTGTACATTTTCTGCCATGTTATTTGACTGTTGTTCTGCAAGAGTAGCTCTAGCTATCATCTCTTGTGCTTTAGTCATAGCATCAGCATCGCCTTCTTCGTAGGCTTTCTTAAATTCTGCTTGAGCATTTTGTTTTGCCCACAAAGCATTGTTATGTGCTTGTTTGTTTAATACTTCACCACCTTGTTCAACCATAGCTTGTAGCCTTTGGTTTTCTGACATCATGGTTTGCAATCTTGCTACAGCTTCTTTAGATTCTCTTGCTGCTGCTTCTTTTGCTCTTCGCTCTTCGTGGTATTCGTATTTAATTTTAGATATGCGATCAGCAGCTCTTTTGCTGTAATCAGCTATTTCTTTGTCAACTACATCGTCATCTACTTCTGGAGAAGCATCTTCTGCTTTTGCAGGTCTACGATCTTCTTCTGGAGTATCATCAATAATAGTAACTTCTAAGTCATCTGGAATTTTATTATCTATTTCAGTTTGCTTACCAAAGAATTGATCTTCTTGTGTTTGTGGAACAACACCTTCAAAATCAGGCTCTTCATTAATTATTTCTGCTTTACTCATGCTCTTACTACTCCTGTTGGATCATCGACCACTGCTTCCACAGTGTCATCATTTATTAAACGAAATTCTTGTCCATACATTTTCATGCGAGTTCCTGAGTAAGCTCTAAAAACAACCCAGTCACCTTCTTTACACCAAGGTCCGCTTGGAAACCTTTTAATGTCGTTGTAACATTCATTGCCTAGTTTTAAAACATATCCACAAATATTACTTACTTCTTCATCTCTAAGAGTTGTAGTTGCTTTTATAATACCGCCATCAGTTTTTTCGTCTACTCTAGGCATAGCTATAAGAATCTTCCACCCTTTTGGTTCAGGTAGTTGGCTTTTTATATTTTCTTCTACGACAGGAGTTTCAACGCTTTCTGGTTCTGGAATGTTTATTTTTTCCTTTTTACTCATATTTTTATGCACGACTTTAGGAGTCGAGTTCCTATTGTTCGAGAACCCTTTCAATATAATCTAGTAGTTCTCTTTCTGCGAGGGCAATCCCCTCGATAATACCAACCATTTTTTGATAATCAGGAAAGTCTTTACAAGCTCCTGTAGCAATATGATCAGCGTGTTCATTCATCATACCACGATACTTTAACTTCAGATGTTCTGAAAGTGATAGCTCAGTGATTTCATTTGTCATACTAATCGCTATCTTTAATCATATTATTAGCTATGTCAACACCTGTTTTAAAATCTTCTATTGATTGTTTTGTTTTTAAAGTTTCTTGTGCTATCAAATCACTAGCAACTTGCTGTCCTATTTTAACACCAGCTATTTCTTGTTCTTGTTTAAGCCTAGCTTCTTGTATTTGTTTATTTGATGCAGCTTTAGTAGCATCAAGTAATAATCTGCCTTCATCTATTTCTATTTTAGCTTTTGCTTGTGCTTCTTTAATTGCGACTTCTTTTTCTTTAGCTTGAATGAGTGGGTCTTTTTGTTGCTCTTGTACTCTTTGTTGTTCAGCTTGAGCTTGTGAAGTACCTAATACTCGCTTGGCTGCTTCTGCTACAAGGCTTGATATACGTTTCTCAACATCTGCTGGTAATGGCTCACCTTCTGGTGGTAACTCTACGCCCATTTCTTCTTCAACTTCTTTTCTGTATTGCATTGATAAATGCTCATTAATATAAGCTGAACCTGCAGCTAGTATTGAAGGTGCATTTGGACTCTGACCTACAAGTTGTTGTATTTGTGGGTCTTGCTGTGCTGATGTAACTACAGCAATGTGTGCTTCATGATCTTGATCAATGAATGCTTTGACTGGTTTTCCATTAATAATATTTTGTACTGCAGTAACTGGGTCAACTGATTTAACATCATCAATATCAGGAATGATATCTTCTACATCTTCAATGCCTAATACATTAAGCATCTGTCTATGTAGTTCAGGTAAGTTATACATATCAGGAGCAGACTGAGCTAGTTGCATAGCTGCTTGATATTGCATAATTCTTTGAGCCATTGTTGCTGCATTAGGATCAGATACTGGTAGTACATCTACTCTGTTATCAAAATCTTCTGCTTTAATATCTTCTCCTTCATCTGTTTCATAAGGATAAGAAGGGTCTGTAAAGTCTTTTACAATGCCAACTAATATATCAAACTCTTTACGCATTGAAGCGTGAAGTCTAGATTGCACAGCACTCATAACTTTTTGATTTCTTTCTAGCAATGCTAGTGTAGTTCCAACAGGTGCATTGTTGCTCATATCAGATACTTTCATGTCTGACATACTGGCAAACCTTCTGCCTTCTTCTACTATGTTTCCTAGCAATGCAAATAATGTAGACGATGGTTCTTTGTATGGTAAGAATGTAATGTTGTCTCTAATAGCACCACCTGGTACATCAACATCTCTAAATTCTCCAGGCATGATAGGAGTATCATCTCCCTTAATTCTGAGTCCTCTAGCTTTTAAACCACCAGGTAAATTACTTAAAGTACCTGCATCTACTAATTGTCTTAGTATAGATGTAGCTGACTTGGCTAATCCTCCTACCATATGTATCAAACCAAACCCATAGAAACCTAATCCTGGTAAGTATTGATAATGTACAAAGTGCATTCTTCTTAACTTTTTAGTGTCATCTTCATAATAGTTTCTGCGTATGCTAAGAATAATGCCACTTGGAAAATCAATAGTAACAACATAAGGTATAGCTATACCTGTTTCTTTTCCTGAGTCATCGGTATCTTCAAACCCTTCAAGGTCTAAATCTACCTGCATTTCTAATATTGTATGGCTTTGATCGTAGTTATAAGTATCTGATTCACCAGTAATTTCGTCATACTTTTTATTGATATCAGAAATTTTTTGTGAGCCATCAGGAATATCTATGTCTCTATAGAAACCATTAACTTGCATTTTTCTAACTACATTAGAAGATTTACGCATAACATGGGTAGCTCTTTCACAAGTTTCTAAATCACTTGCTCCATAGTTAACCACAACATCTTCTGCTGGTACAAAGATAGAACTCGGTCTATCTAAGCTAGGATCAAAGTAAACTTTTCTAAATGCAGAACCTGCCAATGGCAATGAAAATAACATCTTTTCTGTTTCAGTTCTGTACTCTGACATCTCATGTGTCAGCAAGTAGTTTAAGTAATCTTCTACTCTCTGCGATTGTTTTTCTTTTTCTTCTGTAATCTTTCCTACTATTTTAGTTCTGACTGGTCCAGCAGCAGGAAACATTTCTGTAATTGATTGGGATTGAAAGCGTATAACAGCTTCACTAAGCATTGGATGAAATACACCACAAGCTCCTGACCAAGGGGTTGTTCTTTCTTCTATCTTGAGTCCTAGTTG